ACCCATTATCTAAAACTACTTGATGGATCGAAGTAAGTACTACCTCGCTCTTCTCCAGATCTCAACCCTGCTTTTGCATATGGTCTGTCCTCTCTCACTCTTGGACCAGCAGTGATTCTGCTTCTTTTTCTTGAACGATCTGAAGTTGCAGTTGCTCCTGAAGCTAAATCACCTCTTCTTCTCCCTGGAAAACTTCCCACACTAAAACCTCTTGTTAGCTGTGATGTCTCATCAGCACGTTGAGCATTGATATAAGAATCTGCTTCTCTTCTTGCGTCATCGTAATCAGATTCTAGTTGTGCATATTTTTCTTTATTTTTATTAAGTGCATCGTCGTACTCAACTTGAGTACCTCCATCATTAGAGCCTCCGCCATCCCCAGGGTCATCAGGATCTGGATCATCAGGATCTGGTCCGTCAGGAACTGGACCTGGGATAGCTTCGCAATTCCCTGCCGCATTTTTACGTGTACCCGTTGGACACACATCATCGGGAATTTCAGGAATATCAATACAGCCATCACCAGCGCTATTCAACTGCTGACCTGAGCCGCAAACGATAGGAATATTTTCACAACCAGTGCCAGCACTATTTAGCGTTTGTCCACTAGGACAAACAATAGCGTCATCAGTATTGCAACTAGATCCATCCCAAGTACCACCAGACTGAGCACATGCATACTCATCGCTTCGTTTGATATTGGCTAAAACATCCTCCCTAGTTTGACCTCCTTTTATGTCGTCTAACCAATAATCTCTACCCTCGTCTCCTAATTCACGACCAAGCTCATCTTGATAAACATCTCGTAACCATTTTTCGTTGCTAAGTTTAATGTTTGACTCAACTTCTTCACGAGTGGCTCCTCTTCCTAAGTCTCCTAACCAATACTCTCTACCTTCGTCTCCAAGATCACGATTTAGGACTGTTTGATAAGTACTCTGTAACCACTCCTCATCGTTCTGACCGGAACCTGCTGTATCGTTGATATTTTGATATTCATTGCTACGCCTGAAATTGTCTACAACTTCTTGCTGCGTTTGTGCCCCACTATTGATTTGTTCAGCCCAGTAATTAGCTCCTGCGGTATCTGGCTCTCTATCTAATTCAATCTTGTATGTATCTTCAATAAACTTTTGAGTTTCGGCCTCCTTGTCTGCTTTGATCTGCTTTGCTTCATCTGAAGAATCAAATAATGCAGCAACTTGATCAGCACTTGTTTTCCCTGAATCTAATTCAGCCTTCCAATAAGCCTTGCCTGCCGCATCAGGTGCTCTACCAAACTTCTCTTGGTAAAGCTGATCTAAATATGCTCCTGTATCAGCAAGTGACGACATGACTTAGAAGAAACCTCCTTGAGCAAAAACGTGAACTCGTGTATTTGCACTTGGAGATGCAATCGCTTGATCAACTCCTACATAAAGCAATGCACTAGATGGAACATATAAACCTGTATTTTTCTTATCCGTTTCAGTTGGATACGCTGCCATCGTTGCTGCTGGGCTCGCCAAGTTAGGCACTGGAACACTTAATGGAGGTAAAGGAATATTTGTTCTAGTACCAACAGCCGAGGAAGCAATTGCTGCTCCTCCTACATAGGCTGAATTGGCTGTTGTTATCGATGTCGCAGTTGTCGCTGTGCTCAAGAAGACTAAAACATTCCTAGCAGTGGTATTAGCTTCTAATGCAACGATGGACAAACTATCAACTACAGCTCCATCGTTTCCAGAGCAATCGACAAGAACAGTAAAACCTGCCGGGGCTGGCGTATTAAAATTGGTTGCTGCTGTCAGTCCAGCCGTGCCACCAATTGTTGCGAATGAATGCAGTGGTCTATCGACCAACAGAGGCATTTTGTTTGAACTACTCGTTGCCATTTAATTAACCATCTATAGAAAGTTTACTGAGAATTCAATACCGGAAGATCTCAATTAGACAGGAGAGATATCCCTTAGAGGTCCGCTATTCATCAGACCTAAAGATGTACTCATGCCTCTTTTCTGTGCCTTCTCCTTTATAGGTTTAACTTTGCCAGCTCTTTCAACTGGAACTGGAGGAGGATCAAACGATGAACCCCTTTGATTAGGTCTCGTTAATGTAGGTGTTTCATTATTGATAATCTGTTCACCATCGCCATATGGATTTCTTCTAACGACTTGATCTCCTTGCATAGAACCAGCAGGGTCTGCTGGGGCTGGTACTGGTTGGAATGATCTTATGTTTTGAGGATTATTAGGTACTCCACCTTTCGATCCAGCTAAGAAATTATTAACTTCTCTTTCTTCTTGCTTATTGATGTACCACTCATTTGGTCGGAAAGATCTTTTAGCACCTTCTTTATACTTCATGTGCTCGGCTTTTTTAGTCATGCCACAGATCCTCCGCCTAGAGCTTGGAATACATAATTAGGAACTCTTCCTTTTGTAAATGATGTGACTAACTCGTCTGCTGGATTAGGAACATTTCCGGGCTGTCCTCCAGGCGCAGGTAATTCTAATCCTGATTCTCCTCCAACTTGTGGTTGCATATTGGAGTTAAATGCTGGATTAAAATCATCCTCTGTTGTTGTCTTAACTGACTGAGCTAGTAACGTGACCGGATCAGCAAAAGCATTTGCTCTATTTGTATTTGCGTCGGTCAGGCTTGGAGCGATTTCTAATCCACTTTGCTCAGGATCTATACCAGAAATATCCGCTTTCTTTTCGTAGACTGCTTCGCTTTGACTTGTTATCTCATCCCTTTGCAACTGAGGTGCTGGCTGTATCTCTCCACCATTGATTGACTGAGTACCCTCTACTGCTTGGCTTGCATCAAATGACTTGTTTCCTCCCGGCAAATTAATTGTGTTTGACCTTGCTAGTAAGTAGCCAAGTCCTCCACCTAGTAGTGCATTTTGAAGCTTGCCATCACCTAGAGCTAAACCAAGTCCTGCTCCCATAACAGCTCCACCAGCAGGATCAAGAAGAACCTTTCCATGCTGCTGAAGCATTTGATTCATTTGACTCTGACGATTCCTCTCTGTCTGAGCACCAGCGTTATAAGTCGGTAAAACCTCTTGTTTTTCACTACTTTCTACGGAAGATGGACCTTCGATATTTTGTTCCGCTTTATCAATATCTACGATTTTCTTATCATCAAAATAATCTGTTTGACCAAGCATCTTTAATGCTTGCTCTTTTTTGCGATCAAAAATACCTTGTTTAATTTGATTATGTCTGCCTCCAACTCCAAGGCGGCTTCCATATGGTGAATTGTCTGACATGGTTCGTGGTTACCTCCAGTTTTGTGATCCAACGGCTTGTGCAATTCTTGTTCCAACTGCTGTATCAGCCGGACCTTTGATTGCCATGATGTATTCAGATCCAGATCGATCGAATGCGTATCTCCTTACCTCGTCTCGTCGATAGTTAGCCACATACAGAGTTTCAGCTAAACGATCAACTTCTCTGAGGTAAACCTCTCGATAGGTCTTATCTGCCTTAATAGGATCTGACTGCATGATCTGCCTGTCAGTATCCCCAGTAATCCGTTGGACCATGTTGGGCTGTGGAGCACTCTCAGTCTTGAAGATCTGAGAAAGCCTGTAGACCTTATCGCAACGATTTAGATGCTCAATGATTCGCTCATAGAAATAACTATCAGGAACCCGAGCCATTGCTTCTTCTAAACGAGCAATATCACCGGCAGGCAAATTTGCTCCGGTGTTATAGCCAAGATGGAACCTTGCACGGCTTTTGTCGTAGTCGTTAAGTTCCAACCGTAAATAAAAGCGACTTTCGCTTTATTCTAGGCAATGTAGATAAGGTCTTCTTTAAATACCTCTTCCCAGTCAACTCTTGCGATCTTTTTAAGTTGATCTAATTTTGAGAATCTTTCTCCGGGTAGAGATAATCTGAGTTCGATAATTTTCTTAGCAGTTGCGTATCCAATCCCTTTAACTTGCTTTGCTAATGATTCTGCTGTAGCAACATTCACATTAAGCCTTGTATCTAATGGGATTACAGCTTCTGGAATTTTATCCTCATCCTTCTCTTCCATGACAACTGGTTCAACCTTCTGACCCGTTCGACCTTTGTTTGCTTCGTAAGAAACAAGATCATCTAAAGCAACGTATTGAACTACGCCTGTCGCATTCTTGACCATTGCCCAGTCTTTGTCGTGATGTCCAATGAACTCGACAACCTGACCGTTTCTTTGATTTTGATATAACGCCATAAATAAAAAAAGAGCACCCCTAAGAGATGCTCTTATTGTAGTGAGAAAACCTAGTAATTTAGGTCTCTGTGATGAATGGGATGTATGTATCATCCAATCCAGCAACCTCATCGTCTATGAAGTATGAGACTTCAACGATGATTGGTGTACCACCAGTTTGTGTAGAAGATAAAGCACTTCCAGCAGCGTTAGCCGCTGCATTACGAACATAGACCTTAAGAGTCTCAGCTCCTGAAAGAACTGCTGCTGTTACGATTCCTTTCTTCGCAGATGCTGGTGCAATAGTTGTACTAGCAACTGCAATTGTTGGAGATGAAACAACACTTGTTGTAATACTGCCAGCCGCTGAAGCAGCAGCATCTTTTACAGCAATTGTGTCTGTGTTAGTACCAACTAGACCAGAAGCGGCAGTACCGACTCCAAGATCTTTACGCATATCAGGAACACGAATACCAACGTGGTATACGCTTGCTCCTGCTGGAATTGTTAGTCCTGTGATGTTGGCACGAACTTTATCGTCGCCACGCATATCAGGGCTAGGGATGGTAATTGCAAACTCAGTAGCTCCTGTAGAAGTTACTAGTGCATAACCAACAACGTGATAGTAAACACGACCTGGGCAAGCCACAACTGGCTGACCTTGGTAACTACTTAAGTTTGTGACCCAGTTACCGGGGTATATCTTTTTAGCCATTATTAGTTACCTCCTCAATATACGAATGAGTAAGCAACGGTAATGAAGTCCTTATTAAGAATTTCAAAACCAGCAAAGAGACTCCAAATCATAATAATGAAACGACTGCGTTTGTTGTTATCGCAAAGGCTCTTTATCCTTTGCTTCAATACCTTGAGACGGTATTGGTCGGACTATATCTTCACCCTTCAAGAAATCTTGTTAGGGGCTGGGCACTCTTGGAAGCTTTACTGAGTTTTCCTCTCGGCTTCTAGTCTCTGAACCTTCTAACTTGTGAGTTAGCTTGGCTGCTGATTGGCCTCCTTTTCAGGTTCGGCTTTCCAGCAATTCACCCAGTTTTACGCTGCAACTTTCGATGCAGGGACTCCAGTTTTAAAGTCGTCGTTGTTATTAAGAAGAATCTGTGCGTTGTTACCACCAATACCTACGCCAACTGCTTGTGGTCCGAAGAACAACATTGGAGCAATTGTATAGTTAGCTGCACCAGCATTTGCTGTGTCAACTGCAATATTTGCATTGATAGTCTTCTCAGGCAAGTTGGTTGATTCGAACCATCTTACGCCTTCGAACAAAAATCCTGTCGGCATGACAGGCTGTCCGGCAACGAAGCCAGCTTGTCCATAAGCTGGACCCATACCTTGGAAGAAGTTCGCATTAGGAGCCTCGGATGGGTTCATGGGGTTAACCATGCCATTACCGGCATACCTTGCGATCTCTCTGAATGCGTCGTTCTGGCGAAGATGCATCATTGCTGTTGGATCAGCAATACATCTGTAGTAGCCATCGCTGAACGTAGGTACGTTCCGCTTACGCATATCCTTGACGACCTGAAGTAGGTCTGTCTTTACGTCGAACTTAGCTGAAACCCCTGCACCGTATGTGTAAACAGGGTTACCTGCTGCTTTAGCAGCTCCA